TCAGGTTCAGGCTCCGTCTGGCAGTTCGCGCATCGTAGCCGGTGCGGGCCTCAAGCCCACACCTGTCGAACGCCTCCTCAATGTATTCGGAGACGTCAAGCTCGAAGGTCTTGGTGCCAGACAGAGCCATTGATCAGCAACCCTTTCGGCCCTTCTTCACCATGCCGCCCTTCTTGAACGGCATCTTGGCCTGAGAAGGCATGTCAGTCGGCATTTTGCCCATGCCGCCCATGGGCATCTTGCCCATCTTGCCAGCCATCTCACGACCCTTGCCGGGGATGAGTCTCGGCTTGGTGGCCATCACTTCTTGCCCTTTTTCTTCTTGGCCATTCCGCCCTTCTTGAAGGGCGTGCGAGCCTGAGAGGGCATGGTAGCGGGAAGACGAGAGCCAGCGCCAGCGGGCATCGTGCCGTTGGGACCAGCCGGGACACCTCTAGCCTGAGTAGGCATCGGAGGACGAGCCATTTCACACCTCAGTAGTTCTTGTTGAGAGTAAGGATGATCGTGTAACGATCACCAGCCGCATGCCCGATCGTGGTGAACATGATGTCACCAGTCTTGCCCGTACCAGCGTTATTGATCAAACCCCCGCAACAGCTGAGATCCATATCAACAACCTGATCCTGGGGGATGGTGATCGCCAACACGTCGGTTGTCGCATCCCACAGAATGTCTACCGCCATTCCCTGTGTCGTTGCGAAGATCTTCTCGATCGTGCAACCAGAACAAGGCTTCAGAGAAACGGGGTCTGCTGCAAGGGTGGAAACATCAACCTTCAGCACGGCGCTTTCGCCCGTGCCGTCGCTATGTTGGTGAACTTCAGAACGGCGGTCTTACCGCCGTCCGAAAGAATCTGTGTTGCTACGGCGTCAGCCATCGGAACCTCCTAGGTTCTTACTGCTGCGCGTAGACAACGGTGATGCGAAGAGAACCCGCCGTCGGCTGACCAACGCTCGTAACAGTCGCGTAGACATCGGTGTTGGTGCCGATATCATCCATCGCGGCCAACTGCGCGCCCGTGAAGGTGGGGCGCTGCCGCCCTGCCGTCTTGGCGTTGACACTGCCCGCATACTGCGTCCCGGCCGAAGCAGACCCAACAGTCAACGTGGCGCTGGTGGCGCTGTCATACTGAGTGAGGGTATCAGAGATGATGTCGATGATCTGAGAATTCGCCGGGAGCTTGAAGACCGCTTCCTGCGTCAGATCGGCATCAAAGGTGATGACCTGGGACTGGGAAAGGACCGCGTAGCCAACGTTGGCGTCTGCGCCCTCACGGATCGTACCGGCCTTGATAGGGCCGGACCAAGTGGTGGAACCCACTAGAACCTCCTGCACGATGCGCTTCTGTCGTCTGTGCAGCGTCCGCCGGTGCGGTCTACAGAAGCATGACTACCGGATGATCCAACTGTATAAGAAAAAGGGGAGGGCGTAAACCCTCCCCTTCTCCTCCGAACCGTAAGCTGGTGCGGAACTTACGCTCCGGGAGAGCCGAACACGCAGCGCGGGTCGCTGACGCCGAAGCTGTAACGCTCACGGGCCTTGTAGCGAACGTTGCCGGTGTCGAAGTCGCCGTCCATACCGGTCTTCATCGCAACACGGTTGAAGTGCTTGAAGCCGTTGGGAGCGTCCGTCTTGATGAACCACGCATCCGGATCAGTCAGATAGTGGTTGATCGTGTAGCCCTGCGGCAGAACACCCATCGACTTCGACGCATTGATGTCGTTGTCGGCAGTGTTCGGACGGTTCGGCGAGTTGAGAATACGTTCGAACGCGAACATATTGCTCGGAGCGCCGATGAGCTTCATGCCCTTCAGAGCGATCTTGAGACCGCGCTCGTCCGTGAACGCCGCGATGTCGATGATCGCCTGCTCCAACGAGGTTTCGTTGAAGTCGGCTGCGGTGGAGAGTTCGTTCCGGAGCGTGCCGCCACCAACCAGCGGGTGGTCGGTAGCGCAGAGCTCCTTGCCATCACCGAGCGGGAAGCTCGAGCTGAAGGCATTGTTGAGCACTGCCGCCGCCTTCACCTGCTTGGTGTGAGCCATGCTGCGGGCGAGAGCCTTCGTGTACCGGCTGGAGAGACGGTCGTACAGGTTGTCCTCAATCGCCTCTTCGGTGATGGAGAACGCCAGAGCGATCGTCTCATGGGTGTACCGAGCCGTGAACGACTCGTTGGCGCTGTCGTACGCAACACCCTCGCCTTCACCCTTGACCGGCGCGGCACCGAAGCCAGACAGCATCACCTCTTCCTCGTACGCCCGGTCCGAAGACTCGGTGTCGAAGATTTCCGTGTGCTCCATGTCGTACCGCTTGTACTCCATGCCGAACAGGGCATTGAGACCGGGCTCCAGTTCCTTGAGAAGCTGAGCGCGTGAAATAGCCATCGGTCAGCCTCCCTTAGACGCCGGTGAGGGTACGGTGATGATGGTTCAGCAACCGCACGACCGCAAGGCGACCGGGGTTGGCAGCGTCATCATTACCGGGCGTGTCCTCAAACCCGAGGATACGCATGTTGAGGGTGGTCGTCGCCGGGTTCACCGTGCTGACATCCAGCTCCGCAGAGCTGATGCCATAGGTGTTGCCGGACGTCGCCGTGGCGAAGTTGGCGTTCGCATGGATGATGCTGTCCGCCGCTGCCGCGTTGCAGTTGATCAGGAACAGCATGTCCGGATCATCGTACACCATGGCATAAGCCGCCGTGTTGGCCTTGACAGCAGCCGTTCCCGGCCACTTGTTGGACCAAACAGGCGTGCCGTTGAGATCGATGTAGTTGCATCCAGCAAACACACCGAGAAGCGGAACCGTACCACCGGCAGCCGCGCCGACGATATCAATGAGCCCCGTAGCCAGCGGGATGACCGGCGAACCTTCGTAAATCACGCTCGAAGTACCGGCAGCCGACGGCGTTTGCAGCTTGTACTGCGTCATGCCGTGGACCATCGGCTCCGAGCCGAGCTTACGATAGGGTCGCAGGCCGAAGGCTGCGTCAAGATTTGCCATAAGGCACCTCTACCCCTGTTACGAGTCGGAACGTCCCGACCCACCAAAGCTAACACGTGACTGCCGCTCAGGCTTCTGAATCGGCATGGAAGGATGACTTTCGCGTAGCATGTCGTTGTCGACGGCTACGAGCTGGTCCCGAGTTTGACGGGCGAAGTACGCCTTACGCTCGGCGACGGTCTCAATGGGAATACGGGCCAGTACGAGTCCGCCGACACCGATCACACCGGCATGCTTGCCGTCCTGGATCGTGGGCAGCTCCCACTCGGGGTATTCCTCTGCGCGAACGAGCTCAAAGCCTTCGCGAATACGAGCGGAAAGATTCTTCCGGTCATCTGCGCCGCCAGCTTCCATACGAATCCAGCGGTGGTGGTAGCCCTCCGGGGGAGGAGGTGCGTCGAGAGACGAAGGCGGTGCCCACGGCTTACGACGAGTAGCGGTGGCGCGGGTATCCGCCGCGCGCGGTGTCTTATCAGTCATGATCATACCTCATCCGTTCAGCTTCTGCAACTGCTTCGCGTACTCATCAAGGGGCACATTCAGCTTTTTCGCAATGGCCACCTGACTCGGCGTCAGTCGCAGTGTCTTGCGGCCTGCCGGATTGGCGGTATTGGCGGGACGTGCTCCAGCGACAACCTGCACCGGTCGGTCAGAGCCGTTGATCTCCGCCTTGAACTTGTGAGGAAATTCCCGACGCATGCGCTTATCCAGCTCGTTGTAGTAGTCGTCGCTGGTGGGGTCGAAGTGCTCCTCCTCCACCAGCTTCTTGTGGATGGAAAAAGCAGTGAGCGTCATCGGCTCATCAGCACCAAACCACTTGTTTCGGCTGGCCCAGTCCTGTGCGCGCGGGTCTACCCGAGCAGCCTGCTGAACAGGCTGCTGCACCTGTTGGACTGGTTCCGGTGAACGCTGCTGCACGGGCTGCTGCCGGGGCTGCCCATCCATTCCAAGCCGCTGCTTGGTGACGCGAACACGCTCCTGCTCCATGGAGATGGTAGCGAGTTCCTTGTTCGCCTCGATCTGGCCTTCAGCGTCACCGCGATCAATCGCTTCACGCAACTTGCTGCGAACCAGCGCCTCTTGGAGTTTGAGGCGGTTGTCGTATTCGCGAATGAATGCCGTGTCCAGCTCACGGCGCTTGGCCTGCTCTTCTTCTAGGGTCTTCTGCAACCCACGAGCAAAATCAAGAGCAGCCTTCTCACGACGTTCGGTCTCACGGACCTTGAACGTCATTCTTCCGATGCGCTTCTTGACGTTCTCGCTATAGTTTTCGAGCTCGTCATCGCCCTCATCAGAATCTGTCTCAGGGGAGGCTTTCTGGGCTCCTTCTTTGACGGCTTCTGCTTTCGGAGTCTGGCCTTCTTCCAGAACGACATCAACGGCCTGCTCGTCGTCCCCGAGGGGAATGGTCTTTTCGTCCTTCTCAGACATTTGCTTTCTCCAGCGGTTAGACGTGCATCACGTCTTCAGGATCTTTGATGGTGCCGATCACTTCGTCATCGTTGATGATGCGAACTTCGCCACCCTCGATCTTGAACCGCGCACCGGCATAGCGGCCGATGATGACCCACTCACGCTCCTTGCACCAAGGGCCTCCGGGGAATTTCTGTGTGTCCTTGTAGCAGTCTGGCCCCATCTTCAGCACATAGCCTACGACAGTCGCCAGTGCGTACCGCTCAACGGACTCCTGCGGCTTGTAGATGCCGCCAGCAGTAACGTCTTTTCCTCGGTACGGGAGAATGAGAATGCGCCAGCCGGTGGGCTGCGGCAGTCTCTCCAGAGCGGACTCTGGCAGCTTGGTCGGGTCAAGGACCCGATTCTCAGGCAGCACAAACGCATCCTTGATGCGCTCCTGCTGCTTCGCCATTTCGGCCTTTACGACCGATTCAGGGACTATCAAACCCGACATTTTTCTGTGATTCCTTCCTTGCCAAATCTCGGAGAGATTCTTGCACCCAAGTCAGTTCTTCCAAACGGCCACGCAACTTCTGGTAGATGGCCCAGTCTGGGACCGAACCTTCACAGATCATTTCTGTGATCTGCTTCCGTCGATCAGCAACCAGCCTACTCATCTGGCTGACTATGTAAAGAGGATCCTCCATAACCGCTCCTCAATTGGTCGTACCACGACCGCGCACCGGAGATCCTACCATTAGCATATTTCACCTGAGCACGGCAAACTTCGCCGAAAACCTTCGGGTTCTCACCGGCCCTTGGAAACGGCACCTTGACCGGCTGAAACGTTTCCGGCATTGGGGGCAGTTCCGGGTTGACCGTGACCACGAGGGGTTCCTGCTTTTCGGCGCAAGCGCTCAATATCAGCAGGAGTGTACAGGCACTCAGGTGGAGGCGGGCTCTTTTCCAGTTCATCAATCAGCTCCTGAATGCTTTCCTGCGCGTGCTCTAGAACCTTCTCGTTTTCGCGGGCCTGTTGCTCCCACGCTTCAGCCGCAGCCCCATTGATCTCAGCCGCCTTTTCAACGGCTTTGATCTGCTTTTGATAACTGTCGATGAGAGTTTTCTGGAAGTGAACACGCGCTTCATTTTCTGCGGCCTCATGCCCCTTGGTGTAGGCGTACCAGCCGGTTCCGATCCAACCGATCAACAGCGCCGCAACAGCGTAGGGCAGAAAAGGGTTCATTCGCGAATCCTGCGCTCACGCCACTTCTCAATACGGCGCTCGATCCAGTCAGGGATCGGCCTGCCTGCGTCATCCCACCGGGCATACAGGGCGTAGAGTGCGCCGAACAGAATGAGGGCACCGATCGTGATCTTCAGAATGTCGCCGCTGGTCCATAAATCCTGGCCGTCCTCAAGCTGCTCTCGCAGCTCGTAGGCACCATCCGCCATGATGCCCAGCCCGCCACCTCCGGCCATGGCACTGCCCTGAACCACGCGGCTCTTGGTTGCCGTCTTGACAGCATAGGGCTTGTCGTCACTGGCCTCTGGAATACGCTCGCCCTTGGGGTATTTCTTCCAAGGAAGCTGCCAGTGCGGGAAATCCCAGCCCCAGTCACCGCCCCACTCGACAGAGACGTCGCACTCACGCGCGGCCTGTTTCATCACCCTGCCGAGCGTCACGTAATCACGCTTGTCCCAGCTAATGTGTCCATCAATGATCGGACTGATGTCCACAGCATGGCCAGTCAGGTGTCGACTGTTCAGGGTCTTTGACTTACCCTCGGCCTTCAGCTTACGCTGCCGCTCCAGCGTGCGAAGGCCCTCGGTGACAGAGAATTCACCCGAATAAAGCTCAGCAGCTCTGTGAACGACCCTGACAAGATCAGGATGCACTCCCTTCAGCTTGGCCTCACCCTTCATTGCTTACCCCACGGGAACAGGAGAATATCCAGCATAGGCGTTGGGACCGATAAACGCGTCCCTGTTGAAGCCACGGGCCGTCAGCGGCTCACGCGCACTGGGGGCTGGAGCCGGTGCCGGGGCCGGTGCCGGAGTCGGAGCAGGCTGCGCGTACTGCGTGACAGGCAGCGTGCTATTCGGCATCACCCCCGTGCTACCGAACGCAGTTTCGTCAAGCGGCGCTCCGGGCTTGAAGGTGGCGTTGCCGCTGGCCAGATGGCGGACAAAATCACCGATGATGTCCGGCCCACCGAGCAGCGGCACCACGCCAGTCACCGCACCAACCGGGAACGGAGCCACAACTCCGAAAACGGCCTTGGCAATCGTGGGGCCATACTTCTCGATAATCCCCTGCTCTTCAGGGGTAAGTTCCTTGGGGCGCTCAGGGGGCAGAGGCACGTTAGCCGGGGGCAAGGCCGTGGGCTGCACCGCCGCCGTCTGAGCGGGCTGCTGAGGCGTCTGAGGAGCCTGTTGAACGTTGGGGGCCTGCTGCACCACTGCGGCCTGCTGAATAGGCTCTACGACAGGTTGTTCCAGCGTGGGGCTAGCCAGCGCCGACGCCGTGGTGATGCGGCCAGTGTCCCAGTCACGGAACTGTGTCTCCTGCGGGGGCGGAGCGTAGACGGCATACGGATCCACACTGGCACCGTACATCGCCGTCTGGATGGCGCTCAGGTTGGTCGGGTTATCGATCAGCATACCACTAGGGCTGAGGCCCCGCATGGCGGTATCCAGATACTGACTACCCGCGTATCCCCACGGGCTGGCATACATCTCGTTTCCAATGGTAACCGGAGCCTGCCGCTGCGTGTAGTCAAACGGATCGACGAACGCAGGCGACGTCCACTCCGTGTTCTGCTTGAACTCGGCAGGCAGGGTGTTGCTGGCAGACTGATAGACGTCGTCCGTCAGCGACGAGAGCTTGCTCGGGTCAAACGAGATACCGTACTGGAGATTATCCGTCGGCAGACTGTTCAACAGATCCAGAGGACTCGGAGGAGCCGTGTCCGGCGTGGGGACAGCACCCGCCACACGGGCAGGCCCCGAATCCCGGTACTCGGGCGGGATGGACTGCGGCCCACCAGCGAATACGTTGGGAGAGCGGTAGTCGGCCTGCGGAGTAACCCCCATCTCATTCAGAGAGCGATCAACCTGCGCGGCGATCCTTTCGCGTGCTCCGGCTTCGTCGACAGTGGCCTTTGTGCCGGGACGTTCATAGTCATCCCGCATGGTGGCTGCCTTCTGAGAAGCCGAAAACGACGGGTTGTTGAACGCCCGTTCGGTAGTGGGATACCGAGTTTCGATTTCATCCAGAAAGTTTTCAATCTGCTTGTTGAACGTCCCGCTCAACTGGCTCTGGAGCTTGTCGATCGTTTCGTAACCGGTAGGGCGTCCTGTCCGAGCGTTGTACTCCAGACTCTTAAACTCGTCTGAAGGCTTCACGTCCATGTTTCCACGAACGCCCCGCGCCGTGGCAGCGGCAGCCTGAGCGTCTTCCACTTTGATGCCGAGAGCATCGAGCATGCGTGAAGCCAGATCCCCGCGGTTGGAAAACAGGCCCAGCGCTCCAACTCCGCCGGGGTTATGATAGCCGATCGTGCCTGAACGAAGAAGACCCTCTTTGATCGCGTTCGAAACGATTGCCGATGCCGTTGCGCGATCGTACCCGCGCTTTTCAACCAGATCAGTGACGCCCATGGCCAACCCGTCCACGCGCATTTGCTCGCGATAAGCGGGGTTCTTCGCCATCATTTCTAGGGTAATGTTGTCATAACGACCTGTAGGGCTGATCTCCGAAAGTGGCGCACGCCCCTTCATCGGGCCGCTGTAGTCCACCTCCTCCGGCACGACCTGCGGCATGTCCGGCATGGTCCAACCGAGGTTGGGCAGCGGCTTATCAATCGCGTGCTCTTCGTCCTGCAAGGCACGCTCTTCGGGCACATCCAGCACAGGCGGGCCGAAGTCGAGTTCAGGCATGGCCGTTACACTGGGAACGGCCAACGTGTCCTGCTGAATCGGCTGGTCGTAGGCGAACGTCGGATCGTACTGGGGCATCGACTCAATCATCGCCCCAGTTGTGATGTTGGGATTCACACCCAGCATGTCACTCATCATGCTGCTGGGCATCTCGTAGCTGGTGCCGCCGGAGCCA